CAATTATTTCCAAATTGGTGTTTGTTGTGTCGCCCCAAGTACCAGACTGTTCACCAGTTCCGATTTCTTCAAGGCGTAAATTGTTGACATATGTACTAGCCATGGTGCAATTCCTATGCTGCTATATTAGTATATCCAGGCGACTGTAACGGTATTACCGTACTATAGCTTGGAATTTGATTTGGGGCAATGTTTCCCCAGACAAGAAGTTGAACGGGGGTGATAGCGGTAGCGGAAAGACCAGTTACATCAATCGCAACATCGATCTCAATGAGTGCGGCGACGTCGCCAACTTGCCCTGTACCTGCGACCCCCGTGACGTTGATTAGTGCGGTGCCTGTAACCGTCGTAGCCGCCCCAGGAGATCCAGTGGCGGCTAAACCCGTTACAGAAACTGCGGCATCTACTACCACAGAAATACTGCCTACAGAGCCCGTTGCAGCTAGCCCCGTCTCTGGGGCAACTGCCGACGCATTAACAACAACAGTACCAACGGATCCTGTTGCTGTTAGAGGAAAGGCAACATTGGTGTTCCAAGTGCCTGCCCCCCAACCTTGAATGGAGCTATTCCACCCAAGAAATGCGGCGACGGAATCAACCATTAGGCTATCCGAATAATCGCGTTGCTTGCGTCAGCCGCAGGGAAGACAACCGTGAAGGTGCCATTGGTAGCGGTCTTATCGGCGCCAAAGTCTAGAACAACCACAGAAGGATCACCCGATGCGGTGTCGTTATAGATTAAAGCGCCACGAGCCGTAAATGTTGCAGAACTATAGGAGGCATCACCAAAATCTGTTAATGCGGTAGTTCCAGAATCTGAAGGGTTCACGTTAGTTAAGGCGAAACCCTTCGCAACATACGCGCTACCAGCAGTGTTGGTTATTTCGTTAGTGGTCCTGTAAGCTGCTGTAGTAGCGTTAAACGCAGCCCCAGCATTAGTATAAAGTGCCAGCCTAAACGTGTTGCCCCCGCTGGCTAAAAAGTTGTGCTTGGCCTCAAGAAGCTCTTTCTTAAAGCTCGTACACATAAAGTTTCCACTAAAAGACATTTCAAAGCCTCCTTATAAGTGACGCAAGCTTTGGATGTCCTGCGTCTGTTAATGCGTTATATACAGTAGTTCTGTCGTTTTGCACAGCATCAGCTAGATAAAATTCTACCAGCTTAACTATGTCTTGCTTAAATGCGTGGGCTTGCTGTTGAATTGCAGGGTGAGCCGTATCAGAAACAGAAACAATCTTATCTGCGCATCGTTGTGCAATTTCTTCCGGGGTAAAACCTCGTCCGTTAGAGGTGTGAACCTCTACTTTGTAATCGTCGGGAAGATCAATATTTAAGGCGGGGAAACTCATTGTTTAGGTCTCCTTACCACGCCAGAGCGGTACTCATCCGTAACCTCTTTGGATTCTCCAAGCATCTTCATTCCCATAATAGCCTCGCCAAAACGTTTGTCATACAAAGCCATAATGTCCTGTTCGCCCTTCATGTAGATATAAGCCTCAACAAGAGACCCATAAAGCATGGCTATCGACGCGTTTTCGCTTAACCAAGTAGTTCCGGCGTCCGCTAAAGACGTTAAACTAGCTGGGCGATAGAAGTAGTGAAGCTCAACTGCATAACTTGCGTTGGGGCTAGGCGCTAAGATAAAGTGATCCACATCAAAAGAAGCGTAAAACCTTGGGTCTCCAGTCACCGACTCTTTCGGATTAAAAGATTGTACGAAATTAACGTCTTTAAAGTCTAAAAACACCGAGTCTCCGCTGCTATTTGCAAAAGATAGGGAGTCTGGAGCCAGAAAGTCGCTAGGACAAGTCAAAAACTGGTTGGTATTTGTCATCGCCCCGGCTACATTTTTCCGAAACAAGCTCAACTGAACGCTTTTTAGGATGCGCTCTTCGGCCTGTGTTATAAAAACAGGCAAATTAGTCACAAAAGACGCTTCATCGTTTTCTGCGTAATCTTGAATGGCCTGTTTTAGTCCCGCGAATGTAAAACTCATGTTAGGTTCACCGTTACTTCTCCCACCGCGCCGACCGCTTTAGGAACGGGCGTTAAGTTAGGGGCTTCTACTAACGAAAGCCCGACATATACATCAAGAGGTTCCACACGGTCCGGTCTTGCGTTTTGAAGAGCCTGCGGGTCATTTACTTTTCTAAAAGGCCCTAATTGTGGTTGTTTTGCCTCAAATTCATCTGCACCAACAAGCAATCCGTTCCATTCCATACGCATGTCTCTGTACCGATACCGGAATCCGGACCGATCTGAGATAGCATACGCGTTTTTTCCAGATGCAAACTTAGCCATTAATTCGTCCTGTAATACTGGTAATTAGGGACAACGTTAAAGGAAGACCTGTCCCGATCTTCGGTTGCGGCACGGTCAAACTCCTCCTCATACATGGCTTTTAGCATCTGAACCCGGTTAGGGGCCCTCTTTAATGCAATGTAATAGGCTAAACCCGCTGCTAAACAGGGGTAAAACCGAAACGGAAGGTCCATTGTGTTGGTGTATATGTCCGCATCGTCCATCCTAGTCAAAGCGTTATAGTATATAACGTCAGTATTGTTTTCTGGAACGGGCCAAACGTTTAAAACCGGTGTGTTTTGACGGTCTAGGAAGAACTGGTTTACTCTTCCCTGCGTTGTTTTGTTGGGGATAGTAAGAAACCCGTCACGACTTAGGCGTGTTAAAGAGTAATCGGTGCCGTCCCTCTGAACAACCACCGACAAGATGTCTATTACATCATTACCAAGGCTATATGTACCGTCTGCGGCCACAGTAGTGATAGTGCGCTGCTTAATAGTCCACTGGTTAAGACCCCGGTTAGCCCATTCCGCCAACAAAAGATTAAGAGACCGTTTAGCTGATTTAAGGTCGTATCCGGTGCGAACTTCAAGCCCACAACGTTCAAACGCTTCCTCAACGTAATCAGCCACGTCTAACTCAAAGTCTTTGCTGTTAGATAGGGTCATCTTATTCCTCGTTGTAAAGGTTATCGAATATTTTAGTTACATCTAACGTGTAGTCTAGGTCAGATTTAGAATAATGTATATGCTGTGATGGCTTGAAGTCCGGCGCTCCCTCACCTGTCTCAAACCATGCTGGATGCGTGACCCTTACTCTATTGTTGGGTAACGCTACTATATTTCCTGTCCACTTCCCCGCGTCCAGAAGCTGTAATACATGAGCTTGCTTATGCTGGGCCGGGTCATCGGCCACATCTGTATCAGTATAGTCCACAGTAAACAGGTATTTGGCAGGGTAGAACCCGCCATCAATCTTTGCCATCCAAGGACAAGGCGTGGCCCTGTCTAGCGTATACACCGCATGCGTGTGAGACGGACAATCCCAAGGTTGTGCGGCATGCACGGGCATGGCTTCTGGCCACTCCTCAAATCTTTCATCGGCTACCAGAGCCGTTATAGGCATCCTAGCCCACATAGCGCCGCCATGGACGTTCTCGTCGTCATCTTCATCTGCCTCACAACCGGTAAAGATTACTTGAAAGCTCAAGCATCGGTTAGGCATTGTAGTAACGGCAATAACCATAGCATGCAGAAATTCGCCGTGATAACGCTCATGGTTGACCGTATATTCACGACGAACCCAACACTTAAAGTGTGGTATGTTGCTTTGCAAAAATGGCATATTAAATTTTTACCACTTTCATGCCCATTCCTTTTGCAGCGGCCCTAAGCTGGGTAGCAGTCATTGCTGTTCCGCCAGCCTTCATTTTAGCAACGCCACCTTTAGCGTAACCTTTTTTAGCCATGCCTTTTTTAGCCATGCCGCCATTAGCCATTTTCTTCACGGCTCCGCCTTTAGCGTAACCCTTTTTCTTCATGCCTTTTTTAGCCACGCCGCCTTTAGAAAAACCTTTTTTCTTCATCATAGTCTTTGCTCCTGTAATAGGGCCTCCTGCGCTTGCTTTAATAACAGGTTTAGCCGTTTTAGCCGCATCTTTAAAAGCTGCGGCGGTGGGGGCTCCTTTAGAGCCCGGTTTTCGCATTTTTTCCCCAGAACCCTTTGCAATTCTAGCCTGTTTGTTTCGTATATTTGAATATAAGCCTTGTTTAGCCATTAGGTACACTTCCATCTTTTGCGGGCTTGACGCAAACGACTGTTAGGGTCTTTTGCCGCCTTGGGGAATTTTTTCATTTGACCGGCAGACCGAGCGCAATAAGACTTACGCCGCTTTGCATCCGCGCTACCTTTTTTAACTTTTCCAGTAACCGCGGTTTTTAACTTAGAACCGGGGTTCTTTTTTCGGTGAGCAGCCACACCTTTCTTAGTCATTCCCGCCCCAGATTTAGTGGGACGGTAATTAGTCTTGTTTCTTTTTATCGGCGTATCTTTGCTCAAGAAAAACTCCTACGCGTGGTAGAACATCATAAGATCAAATTGCGGAACAACAAATGTAACAAAACAACCGTCTTTAAACAGTACACCCTCATCCGGCATAAACGGGTCGTCAGAGGCGTTGTCAGTCCCAATAGAGCGAAACTGAATTAGTTCTGTGCCTGTAACACCGCCGTTTCGTAGGTTGGCTTTTCCAGCGGTCCCGCCAGAATAAAAAGAAAACCCTTGCAAACGAGTGCGTCCCGCGAAGATTACGCCTGCCGCATTAGCATTAATACCAGCGGATACGTTTCCTGCGGGATTGCCAACCGCAGTTATGCTTGCAATTGTTTTAAAATAACCAGCACTGGTTGCTGTTCCAGCATTAGCGCCCGTAAGGTTTTCGGTAAGTGCCGCACCATTTACATCTGTGCCAACTATATTAAACGACTTTGAAGAATCGTTTCCTGCGGACAAAATTGTAACCTGTCGTGCAGAGGCGTTTGTAACGCTTCCGCCAGAAGCTAAAGCCCCGCCAATAACCAAGGCTGCGTTGTTGCC